AGATTGAAGAATCTTGTCCGCGAACGCTTCGTGGTCACGCTGCTGGACGGCCAAGCCTTCGACGGGCTGCTGGATCGTCACGACGACGCTCATCTGGAGTTCGTTGACGCGCACGCGATCGACAAGGACGCCCGCGTGCCGGTCGACGGCCGGCTGTACGTTCCTCGCCCTCAGATCGCCTACATGCAGCGCCCGGAGGCATCGTGATTGTCTCCAGTGGTGCCGCTTTGGACTTCGCGCCCCAAGCTCTTGCTGAGTCGGTGCCGATGGCGTCGGCGACGGGCTACTACTACGCCGACCAGGGCGTGCCGCTGCTGAACTCGTTCGCGTTGTACGGCCAGATGTACCGCGGGCAGCCGTGGTTGGCGACGGTGGTGGACAAGGTCGCGAACTCGGCGGCCCGCCTGTCGTTCAACTCGTGGGACAACTCGGGCGCACAGAAGGTCCGCGACGCTGATTCGCCGTTCGCGAGGCTGTGGAAGCGCCCGTGTCCGTTGATGCCGCGCTATTCGTTCTGGCGGTGGACCTTCTCGACGTATGAGGTCTATGGCGAGGCGTTTTGGCTGAAGTTGCGCGGCCCGGCCGGCCAGGTCGTCGGGTTGTTCCCGATGCACCCGTCGCGCACGATCGTGAAGCGGCTTCTGCCCGAGGAACAGGCCGAGCTGGGATACAAGACGAACATTCAGTACATCTTTAGTCTCGGGGTCGCCTCAGCAGGCTTGCTCAAGGTCTCCGAGGACGACGTTGTCCCCTTCCGGCGCTACAACCCCGACAACCTGATGCGCGGTCTCTCGCGCGTGGAGCCGCTGCGTTCAACCCTCTACAACGAGGATGCGTCGCGGCGTGCCGTGGAGTCGTGGTGGAAGCGTGGCGCCCGTCCTTCGTTGATGATCTCGGCACCTGGCGCGCTCGGTCAGACCGCTTACGACCGCCTCAAGGCGACCGTGGAGAAGGTTCACGGCGGCGCGGACCAGATGGGCGGCACGCTGCTGCTCGAGGAGGGGGCGAAGCCGGTCCCAGTACAGTTGTCCGCTGAGGAGATGCAGTATATCCAGTCGCGGGTGTTGAACCGCGAAGAGGTGTGCGGGGTCTATGACGTGCCGCCGCCCGTGATCCACATCCTTGACCACGCGACGTTCTCCAACATCACCGAGCAGATGCGCTCGATGTACCGCGACACGATGGCTCCGCGCCTCGAGGACGTTGAGTCCACGATCGAGCACCATCTGACGATCCCCGACTTCGGCAGTTCGGGCGACGTTGAGGGCCGGTTCGCGCTCGATGAGGTTCTGCGGGGCGACTTCGAGACTCGTGCGACCGCGGTGGGGTCGCTGGTGGAGAAGGGCGTTATGAAGCCGTCCGAGGCTCGCCCGCTGTTCGACCTCGACGACGCGGGCCCGATCGCGGACAAGCTCTACGCGAACTCGGCGCTGCAGGAGCTCGGCACGCCCGCCACGCGCATCACGGTCACCGACCGGACTGCTGTGGCGACACCGGGCGAGCAGGAAGCCGCAGGTGACGCGAACGAGGCCGTGGCTAACGAGATCGACTCCCAGGCGGCCGACCGGAAACCACCTGTGAAGAACGTGACGCGGTCCCGTGACCGCTCAGAGCGCCGTGCCGCCGAACGTCGCGGCCAGTGGCGCAAAGACGACACCGAGGAGGCGTCATGAACATCATCCGCAAGGACGCGACGATCACGAACACCGACGAGGACTTCCCCGGCGCGTTCGAGGTCGTCCTATCCACGGCCACCAAGGACCGTGACGGCGACGAGCTGGCTCCCGAGGACTGGCAGCAGCCGCTCCCGGACCACATCACGTTCGACGTCGACCACGGCATGAGCGTGGAGAAGACCATCGGTTCCGGTGTGCCGTCGATCGAGGACGGGAAGCTGATCGTCCGCGGCACCTATTCGAGCCTCCCGCGCGCCCAGGAGGTGCGGACGCTGGTCAAGGAAGGCCACATCCGCACAACGTCGGTGGCGTTCTCCTCGAAGAAGTCCACGAAGGACGGCGCCACGCGCACGACCCGCGAACTGCTGAACGGAGCGTTTGTGGCGATCCCCGCGAACACTGAGGCCGTGGTGTTGTCGGCGAAGGCCGGCGCCCGCAACTCGACTGCGGACCAGAAGAACCTGCAGGCGGCCCACGACGCGGTCGTGGCGGTCGGCGCGGTCTGCGCTGGCCCCGAGGACTCGTCCGGTGCCGAAGAGGGCTCCGAGGGCGGCAAGTCCTACGACTACGCCGGCGACCTGCGCACGAAGTCGCTGGACGAATGGCGCGCGGACTGGAACGCCGACGTGGCGACCAAGGCCCTCAGTGCCGACGACACCGTCTCCATCAGTCTCACCGGCTATGCCGGCGGGTTCAGCGCGTCGGTGAGCACGTGGTCGGCGCCCGCGCTGGAGATCGACGCCTGGGCCGACACCGCACAGAACGCACTCGCTTCGGCCCTGCAGATCCTCTCAGGCGGTCCCGTGGATGACGACGGTGACGAGGCCGAGACCAAAGACGTGAACGAGGAAACTACCCCGAACGCCGACGAGAAGTCGGCTGACGCGGATGCCCTCGACCTGCAGATGCTCGCGCTCCGCGTGATCGCATCCGCCCATATCGGCTAGCCCTCGCGCTGGCCTTCATAACAACTGAATAGACCCCCACCAACTTCAAGCCCCGTACGGACCGTGCGGGGCTTTTGCGTTCCCGAAAGGATCGTGAATTGCCATGAGCGAAAGCTCTGCCAAGGAGTCCATGAAGACCCTGGCCGTCAAGGCGCAGGAAGTCGTCGCGGACGAGACCAAGACGTTCGCTGAGCGTCGCGAAGAGCTCAACAAGATCGAGAAGGACATCAAGGGCTTCGCCGACGAGATCTCTGCCTACGAGCAGGCTCGCCGGATCATGGGCGGCGCGGAGACGTCCGAAGAGGCGAAGGCTGCCGAGGAAGGCGAGACGAAGTTCGTCAAGTCCCTCGGTCGCCAGGTCGTCGAGTCGGAGGCGTACAAGGCGTTCGCTCAGGGCAGCGGCCAACGGTCGTTCGCCACCGAGGTGAAGACGGTCAACACCATCGACGAGGGCACGGCCTTCTCGGGCGGTTTCCCGAACGGTATGGGTGGCGCCGCGGTGCAGCCCGACTTCCTGCCGGGGATCGTGGACATCCGCTTCCGCAAGCTCCTCATCGCGCAGTTGTTCGCGCAGGGCTCAACGGCCTCGAACCAGATCTCCTACGTCAAGGAGACCGCGTTCCAGAACAGCGCCGCAGGCGTTGCTGAGAAGGGTGCGAAGCCGCAGTCCGACGACACCATCGCTCGCGTGGTGGAGCAGGTCGGCAAGATCGCGCACTTCATGAAGACCACGGATGAGCTCGTGCAGGACGCTCCGGCGTACCAGACGTTCCTGCAGAACCGCCTGGTCTTCGGTGTGCAGCTCAAGGAGGACGGCGACCTGCTGAACGCGACCGGGTATCCCTCGGTCAACGGTCTCCTGAACCGCTCGGGCATGCAGACCACGATCAACACGGCGACGGGCACCATTGCGGACCCGACCATCGTCATCGACGCGGTCTACAACCAGATCACCGCGCTGCGGTTCACCGGGTTCGTGGAGCCTGACGCGATCGTGATCAACCCGCTCGACTGGCAGCACATCCGTCTCGCGAAGGACGCCAACAAGCAGTACTTCGCGGGCGGCCCGTTCACCGGGGCGTACGGCAATGGCGGCTACTCCAACGTAGACGCCCTGTGGGGCCTGCGTGTGGTCATCACTCCGGCAATCGCCGCGGGAACGATGGTCACCGGCGCGTTCCAGGAGTGCGGTCAGGTGTTCCGCCGGCAGGGAGTCACGGTCGAGATGACCAACTCCAACGTCGACGACTTCCAGAACAACCTCATCACGGTTCGTGCTGAGGAGCGTCTGGCGCTCGCCGTGTACCGCCCGGGCGGCTTCGGTCTCAACACCGTCACCTGGGCCTAGTGGCTAGCGGCGGGGTCGCGTCTGTGGCCCCGCCGTTTCCCTGAATCGAGAGGAATCGCTCATGCCTGACGTTTACTACTGCGACGACTACGAGGCGCTGACCGGCCGCAACCGCGACGGGTCGATCCGCGACAACGCCGAGACCAAGGTCGTGACCTCGACCGATCCCGGTGTTGACGTGAAGGACGCCGAAGCGGGCGCCGCGCCGGCCGTTGTCCAGGCCCAGCCTGACTCCGAGTCGGTCGCTCCGATCGAGCAGCCTGTCCCGGCCCCGGAAGTTGCACCAGGGACTCCCATCTCGCCCGAGACGGTCTGATCCGTGACGACTCCCGACCCGCTCGCGCAGGCGGCGCTGGTTGCCTACTGCGGATGGGATCCAACCGCTCAGGTGACGAATGCCTCGGCTGTGTTGAGCGGGAACGGGAGCCCGTCCATCTTCCTTCCTTCGCTGGCAGTCACGGCCGTCACGGCGGTCACGGTGACGGCCCCGGACGGTTCAACATATGCCGCACAGATCGGCGAGGGCCTAGATGTTTCGTGGCGGGAGAACGGCGAACTCCGCTGGCTCCCTACCGCGTCCCAGCCTTGGGCTTACTGGCCTGAGGGTCTGGGCAACATCGCGGTCACCTATTCGGGCGGCTACAACCCGATCCCCACCGACCTCGCAGCCGCGCTGGCCTCGCTGAGCGGCCGGATGCCGACGATCCAGGGTGGTCTGACGGGCGCGAAGATCGGCACGGCTTCGGTTTCCTATGCGGCCCCGCTGGCTGCTGGCGGGTTGCTGCTGGTCGAGCAGATGGTGTTCGACCGTTACCGGATCGTCCGGGTTGCCTGATGGGCTTCTTCCCGGCGATGTTCTTGGTCCACACCGTGACCGTGGAGACGTTCCAGGGCACCACGGCGCACGGCCCGACGTGGGCGACTGCTCAGTCCGTCACGGGTTGGCTCGATGACCAGACGCACCTTGTCCGCAACGGCAAGGACGAAGAGGTCATCGCACAGTCCGCGTTCTATGCGCCGATCGAGTCGGCGGCGTTGTTCGCTGAGGATTCGCGGCTGACGTTGCCTTCGGGTCGCAAGGCTCGAGTGATCACGACGAACGCGAACGACTCCGGCGCCCTGCCGCTCCCGGCGCATGTCGAGGTGCATCTGACATGAGCAACAGCACCCCCGTCTCTGGCGTCTCGTTCAACCGCGGCGTCGCACCGTCGTCGGTCACGGGCGGCAAACTCCTGCTCGCTGCTGACGAGATCGTGAAGGCCGCGATGGAAGGGCTCCTGTCGGCCGCCGAGGACATCGTGAAGCCGACTGCGGTCGAGAAGGCCCCGCTCCTGGTGGATGTCGCGAAGGCTGGATCCGGTCATGGTCCTCACGCTGACCCGGCGAAGTATCAGGGCGGCAAGGTCGGTGAGCTGCGGGCTTCGGCTCATGTCATCGACGAGCGGGACTCCGAGTCGCGGGTCGGCGTCGGGTTCGATACCCCGTACGCCTCGCTTCAGCACGAGCGCATGGATTGGCATCACGCGGTCGGCGAGGCGAAGTTCTTGGAGAACGCGCTCAACGAGACTCACGACGAGGTCCTCGGCCGGATCGCGGACAAGATCCGCGAGGTGACCCGGTGAGCTTCACCAACGACATGTTCTCCGGTCTCGCGCAGGTCCTCGCCACGGCTGGCGTGGGCACCTACAAACCCAGCGCGGCCTACGGTCCGACCGACACCGCGATCGTCTCCCAGGTGCTCCCCCAGGCACCGGATGCGGCGATCGGGATCACGTTCTACCCGGTCTCTGACGACGCGACGCTGAGCGATTCGGTGGTCGGCGTACAGGTGATGATCCGGGCTGGCGGATCTGATGACAGCGCGACGAACGACCTCGCCGACGCGATCTTCGCCGTGTTCCAGTCGCTGCCGGATCAGACGCTCCCTGGCGGCATTCAGGTGCAGATCATGACCCGCAAGTCGGGCACGTTGCTCGGCAAGGACGACGAGCAGCGATGGATGCGCTCGGAGAACTACTACGCGCAGGTCTATCGGCCCGCCTCGCACCGCCTCTGACCTAGCCCTCACTCCTCTTCTAGCCGAACGCGCCCCGCGTTTCGGCGAATCCGTCATGCCTAGGAGGCGCCATGTCCACCTTCCGCAACGCAGATGGCGACGTCCTCGACGTCC